CGTCGCAACACGATATGACAAGCTCGCCATCAACTTCGCAGCTACATGCTATATCGCTGCCACCATCATATGGTGGGTTTGATTGAGTCTCCACCCTAGAGCGCCAGGAGCGTTCGACCTTGTCGAGAAGGGGTTTCAGCTTCTCTTCGCAAAAGGCCTTCGCCTCGGCCTTGCGGAGATCTTCCGACCAGTCGACGAAACCTTTTGGCGGCGTCCAACGGATGACGGGGATCTCTGGATCCATCACCGATTCAATCAGGGCACGGGAGAGGTAGGCGCCACCTGATTGCGATGGAATACAGAACAGCTCCTCGTCAGCGCCGGCCGCATAGAACTTGATGATTTTCTCGCGCCAGTCAGCTTCCGCCTCGGGCGACCACTCCTTGCCGGTGACGAGGCAGATGCGCTCATAAAGCCCATCCTGAAGAGCGCTATCAAGGTCGATCTTCAGGTGGGCGTAGGGCAGCTTGCCAGCATGAACCTCCTGGATCTGCTGGTTAAAGACGTTTTCGAAACCGTTGTGGGTCGAGCAGACAATAACCTTGCCGCCCCACATCAGGAACGCCAGCGCCGCCTTCAGCAGCTCACCCAGATTATCGACGAACGCCGCTTCGTCGATCATGACGACACCCTGCTTACCGCGCAGCGTGCGCGGTGCAGACGAAAGCGCGATGATCTCGAAACCGGATGCGAAGCGGATCCGGAACGCCTGGATCGACTTGTCGCCTTCTTTCGACTTGTCCTCGAACAGGAATTCTTCAGCTTCGAAGGCGGCGAGCGAATAGGCGCGCGCCCACATCGCGCAGGCGTCGATGAATTCTCGCGTCATGTCCTGGGCGTAGGAGATGTACATGACGTCCATGCCGCCAGCGGACTTTTGGCGAGCCGCCTTTATTGCCGCGTAAGCAGCAAAACCAAAGGTGAGACCGATACGACGCGACTTTTCGACAAACAGGACCTGGACCGCCGTCGATTCCATCAACGTGACAACGCGGGCCTGATAGGCCAGCAGCGCCTTGGGCAAGCCGACCTTCTCGACGACGTTCTGCATCTCGTCGGTGGAAAGGCGACGAAGTTTTGCCCACTCCTCTTTCGAAAGCGGTCCGCTCATTGCTTTTCCACCCCGAGGATCTGCGACAGGATATCCTGCGCGGTTTCGGCGCTGAGACCTCTGGACTTGGTAACGCTGTTGACCGCCTTCGCTGCCTTATCGGCAAAGTCGGCTTCGACTTTCTGCCTGCGTGCGGTCGATACCGTTTGCGCCTGGGCGGCAGCGCGCAGCGCATTGGCCAGCGACATGGCACCCTTCGGATCAATGCCGCTTTCGCCCGCGCTGGTCAGCAATTCAAAGATCAGCGTCTTGATGGCTTCGGCCGCAATCAGGGTCAGGTCGTCGCTTGCCTGGGCATCGAACTTGCCAGCGATCGCCGTTGCGATCTCGCGTGTCTCGTCGAGCCGCCGCGTCATTGTAGCGAGCTTGATCGAATAGCGATTGAAGGCGCTGAAGCTCGGGATCTTGATCTCCAGCTCGCCACGATACTCGCGATCGAGCGCCTGCAGCTTGCCGACGAACTCTTCATAAATTTCCGTCTGAGTGCGATCGCGGTCCTGCAGCTCCTCGGCCGCCCACGCGACAACCGGAGCGCATTGCTCCGGTAGCATCTCTATCGTTGTCAGCCGGCCGCGTCCCGTCACCGCCATCTCTCACCCCCTTGCTGTCGGGCAGAGCACGCCAGGAATGCTAATGAGGTTTTGAAGGTGAAGCTCCCCACGCTTCGCCAGACGGGCGATCTTCACCGTGTCGGCCTGGACGATGGTGACCGCACCCATGTCCTTCAGGAACATGTACTGTGCCTCTACCCATTCGCGCGGCTTGTCGATCAATAGGTGGGTCAGCAGATAGATCTGCATTCGTGCCGACGAGATCGCATTGTTGTCTTCTTTGGCCAACTCCTTGAGGATTGCCAGGCGAGCTTCTTCTTCCATCAGTGTGGCCATGCTCATTTCTCCGCGTGCTCCAAAAGGTAGTCCTGTAGTCTCAGGTTCGTGGCCGCGATCGGCTTCAGGCGCTCGTCCATGGTGTCGAGGCGGCCCAGCACCCTTTCCATCATCAGCTCCAGCGAATGGATGGCAGCGCCTGTCGGCATATGTTCGAGATCGTTCTCAACCTTCTGGATGCGACGATCGTGGTTGACGAGCGTGGCTTCCGCTTTGGTCAGCCGCTCGTTCAGTTTCTTTTCGCCCTCCGACAGCAGGTTGCGGATCGCGGCGATCAGATTGAGCGCCGAGAGAGCAAGCGCGATTAAGGCCGTCAGAAATGAAAGATCGAAATTCATTTGAGGGATTCATCCCGTTCAAAGTCAGCCTGACATTCGAGGCAGCGCGTGGCGGATGGATAGACACGGAGGCGGGCGGGCGAGATGCTGCAATCACAGTCTTTGCAGCGAGCGCGGCCGGTCGCTGCTAGGGCGCGAGAGGCCGCCGCAATCTGCGCCTCCCGCTCCTGTTCGCTTCGCCGATCGGCGAGTTCGAAATCCTGTTCCGTCATCGTCAGCCCGGAGAGGTTACGCCGGCCGAAGGTGCGATGTTCAGCGCCACGGACGCTGGCACCAATGATGGCAATTTGGATAGAATGATGTGTTCCAGTGCCTGGTCATCGACGCCAAGGGCGGCGACGGTGCCAGGGTTCTTGGCCTTCACGTACGCAATGGCGTCCGCAATTACGCTTGCCGAAGCCGCCAGCGAGGGCGGAGCGCCCAGCTTAGCAAAGGCATATTTCAACCCGTTCTCTGCCGCAAAATGCAGAGCGTCACGCAACTGACCTTCGACCTTAAGGCGCGTTGACTGGTCGGTGATGCCGAGTAGCCGGATGATCTGAGTGATGATCCATGTCACCAAGACACTAAGAAGCGCCTCAACGAATGGAAGGCCGTAGGAGATGATGACAGCAATCAGCGACTGATTGTCGGCTGGCACCGAAGCGTCGGCAGCAAAGGCGATATGCATACCGACGGTTAGGAAGAGGATCGCCGCGCTGGCGAAGAGGAAGAAGCGAAGCGGGAAGTGCCGCTCGACCGCAAAGAAAAACTTGGTCATTTCGGTTCCTGAAGTTGAGGGAGGTTAGTTGGAACCGCTCGCCTTTGCGCGAGCGGCATTGATCGCATTCAGCGCGTCGAGCACCTTTTGCGGCGCATTCTGCAGCGTGACCGACGAAGGGTCGGCGCAGAACTCCTGGGCGGCGGCGAACGCCTTGTTCTCCGCGTCGATCACCGACTGCGGGAACTTGAAAACCAGCTTCAGGAAGCTGAAGGCAAGATCCGCCTCGGCAACCTTTGGGCAGTATTCCGCAAGGCCGCTTTGGATCTTGTCGTTGACCTGATCGACCTTCTGCGTAGTGACGCAACTGGTGACGGCGACGGATGCGAGTGACAGCGCGGCAATCGCCGCAATGGATGCGATGCGCAATGGAGCCTCCTAGGCTTCGTTTGTGGAGAGTTCGCCGTTGGTGGTCAGAAACACGCGGCCGTCCACCGGAGCTTCGCCGGTAAGGGGCCAACGGGCATCATCCAGACGGCCCTTTTCGATGCGTGCAATCGACACGCTGTTCCGCTGGTTTCCACCGAGGACGTGATAGTGGGTCTTGTCCTCACCGACATATAGGCCGACGTGACCGCCACCAGTCCGGTGGAAGGTCAGGATGGCACCCAAAGCAGGGCTTTTCAGCTGCTTGCCAAAGGTCGACCAGTTGAGAGCGCCCAGCGGGTTTGCCGGAAGGTGTTCGCCCGGCAGGGTCGACCCGATGCAATGCGCCATGAAGAGGCCGCACCACGGGATGTCGTCGTTGGTGAAGTAGCCCTTGATCCAGCCACCGAGCTTCTGCGCCCAGGAGATGATGGTGGGGTTGGATTTCGCGCCCGCGATCTCATTCAACCCTATGAAGCGATAGGCCTCGCGCATCCACACAGGCTCAACAGGCGCGGCAGGAACGGCCTGGAAGGTGGTAGCGCTCGATGGCGGGTCTTGGCGCAGCAGGCTGATGGTCTCGGCCGTGGCAGTACCCGTAACCTTGATATCGTTTTTCTGCTGGAAAGCGGAAAGGCCGATGCTGATCGCTCGTGCCGTCGAAGTGCCGGCCGGAGCCGAGTAAGCGCCGCGTGCCTGCAAGCGCGAAACAAGCCATTGTTCGAAAGTCATACAGGCCCCCAGCGATAAAGAAAAAAGCCGGGCAAGACCGGCTTTGCTGAGGGGGAATTTGCGCGTTACGGCCAGCTCAAAACAGCCGAAAGGGTTTTCGGGTCAGGTGCCAAACAGATCGAGCTGGGTGCTTTCGCCGGTCTTGAGCCATTTGCGCACGGTGACATGCGTCGTGTGCAGCTCGCGGGCGATTTCGTTCGTATTGAGCCCCTTATTATACTTTAAATGGGCAGCGATAAAGGGCTTTCCTGTCGGGCACATAAAGCCGCCCGCGCCGACTTGCTTCGCC